GGCGGCAACCAAGGCGGCAACGCAGGCGGCGGGTGGGGCGGTCGCGGTGGCGCGCAGGGCGGCGCAGGCGGTGGCAATGGCGGCGGGTGGGGCGGCGGGTCGAAGCAGGGCGGGGGTGGGTGGTGACGCCCCCGGCTTGACACCCCGCTACGCCCCGCGCTGTAGTGTAGGGCATGAACGTTGCCCAAACCCCGCTACCCACGCAGATGCAGGCCGTGCTCGCCTACACCAACGGCGAGGGCGGCTTGCGCAAGATTGGCGAGCGGTTCGGTGTCGCGCACACCACAGTCAAAGGGTGGTACCTCGCAGCCGTCGAGCGCGGCGATGTGCAGCCGATGCCGGAGCGTAAGAGCAAGGGCGCCCGCTCCGCACCCGCTCGCGCGCCATCCCCAGCGCCCGCAGGCGAGATGCCGCCGCCGCCCACCTTCACCGCACACGACCCCGCTGACGCGCCTACGCTGAGCATCACGCTGCGCGTCTGTGCCAACATCGCCGTGGGCACCGTCGCCGATGTGGCCGCCCGCGCTGAGGGCGTGAGCGGCAAGCTGCACGCGCAGTGGCTCGAGCAGGGCCGCGAGGACGCGGATGCGGGCGAGGATACGCCGCACGCTCAATACCGCGCGCTCACCGACCAGGCAGCGTGCCAATACGTGGTCTTCGCGAACCGCGTCACGGTCGCAGCCGCAGCCAAAGGGCAGTGGCGGGCGGTGCAGGCGCAGGCGAGGTACGCGCACCCCGACAAGGGCATGAGCGACAAGTACAAGCCGCCCGCCGAGAACAAGACCGACGGCGGGGCCGCGCTCGCGGTCGATATGCTCAAGCAAGTGCAGGCGCGCAAAGGCGCAGCGTGAGCACCGGCACGGCCACCGCGCTGCTCGCCGCCGCGTATGCGCTGACGCTCAACGAACTACAGGCCGACATCATCGAGGCTGTCACGCGTGAGCAGCCGGTGGTTGCAGTGCGCGCGGGGTGGGGCTCCGGCAAGACGTCCGGCGTGGTGTTCGCGTGCTTGTTCGTGTCGCAGACCAGGCCGGGCACGTCGATCCTGCTCGTCACCGACACCACCGACCGTTTTAAAGGCGTGCTGCAGCCTGAGCTGGCCAAGTGGCTCGCGCCGCTCGGGTGGACGTTCCACACCGGCGACAAGACTTGGACCGACCCACACAGCGGCTCATCCATCGTCACGCGCAGTTACTACCGCCCGGGCACCCGCTCGGCTACGCACAACCCGCTCGAGGGCTTGAACATCACCAGCGGCGTCGCGGTCATCGACGAGTGTCAGACGATGCAGCCCGAGGTCGCGAAGAAGGCGCTAGGCCGCCTGCGCAACGGCGATTTCCCGCCGACCCGCGTGCTCGTGGGCCTGCCGGTGCCTGATGCGTGGTGGGTGGACCTCGCGGCGAAGGGCGGCGACACCCCGATCCTCCACACGTCCTACGTCAACAAAGCCAACCTTCGAGACGAATGGTTCGACGAGATCGCGAAAGACGACGCCGAATACCGCACGATGATTATGAACGAGCCGGTCGCAGCCGAGGGCGCCGTGTACCCCGACTGGCGCCCGGTGGCGTGGCCTGCGGGCAACCTCGCACCCGACGGGTGGGTGTACTCGCCGGAGATGACCGGGCGGATTGCCATAGACCCCGGCTACAAGAAGCCGTGCGCGCTCATCATCGTCCACGACCCCGCGCTGGGCTGCGACATCATCGCCGCCGAACTGAATCCGAAAGATGTGGAGCTCGACGAATTCGCCGCGCTCATCCTGCGCCGCGCGTGGCCACGGTCGCTGGCGAACCTCGCGCCGACGGGGCGCCAACTCATCTGGCTCGACGATGGCGCGCTCGACGTGGCAGGCAATCAGCGCCGCAACCGTACGCCGAGCACTGCCGCCAAGGACCTCGCGCGCTTGCCTGCCGATGGCGGGATCGGGATGCGCCTGCGGACCACCCACGACGCCACGAAGAAAGACATCAACAACGGCGTCAACGCGGTGCGCCGGCGCATCCTGCTCAGGGGCGAGCGGCGGCTGCTGTGCGCGCAAGACGTGTGGGCGCGGGGCCGTGACGGTGACCACAACTCAATCAGGCGCGCGTTTGAGTCCTACAGGTACCCGAAGAAGGGCGGCAATCAGCCAGTCAAAGACGGCCAAGAAGACCCGCTCGACGCGCTGCGGTACGATACGATCCACTTTCATTGGCACTCGTCGCCATTCCACGGACGCGCCGCTGTCACCGTCTCCGCACCGGTGCCCACGCGCGCGTCTAAGGTGGTGCGCGGGCGCAGGCTGCCGTCGTCGCGGTAGGCGTTTGTTCGCGTCTGTCAACAATCCCGTTTGATTGTTTCCGCTGAGCGCCGTACGCTGACGCCGTGGATAAAGCCTACCCCCTCGCACGAGCCGCATACGCACGCGCAGACGCGCGGCGCAGGCTCACGCATCCATCGCACCCCACATCTCGGCAGATGTTCGGCATCAGCGGCACCGCGAGCAGCGGCGGCCGCATCACCGGCGTCGAGACGAATCCCGCGCTGTGGTCGCTCGCTGAGCGGGCGCGGCAGTTCAGGCAGATGCTGATGACTGACCCGCGTGTCGCGCAGGGTTGGGGTGCTCGCGCTCAGACGATGATGAGCGGGCGGCGCACGGTTGACGCGACCGGTGAGACCGAGCTGCACCGACAGGGCGCTGCGCTCTGTGCTGAGGTGGTCGGGCTGCACACCGAGGGCGCTGACGCCCGGTGGTCGCCGTTGATGGGCGAGAGCTTCGACGCTGTGCTCCGCCGCCAAATCATGGCGGAGTTCTACGGCTGCAAGTACCAAGAGGTCGAGTGGTCGGTGCGCCCGTCGCACGCGCTCGGTCGCATCGTGACCACGCCCGTGCGCATCGCTGACCGCGACCTGACCGCGCACGACAGGTGGCTCACCGACCCTGGCGACCGCGGCACACTGCTCGGCGTGTACCAGCGCAACGTGAGCGGCGAGTGCGCGCCTGAGCCTATCCCCGTCTCGAAGCTGCTCTATACTGCCGTCGGTGTCGAGGGCAGCAACTACGACGGCATCGGACGGGCACGCGCCGCGTGGTGGAACGTCACAGCCAAGGCGAGCACGCTGGACTCGCTCATCGTGGGCATTGACCGGTGGAGCGTCCCGACGCCCAAGGTCGAGGTTGACTACAGCGTCGCCGACTCTCTGAACATCGACGACGCGACGCTCACCACCATGATCGATGAGGCTTTCGAGCAGGCGCAGCGGTACCGCGCAGGGGAGTCGAGCGCGCTCAAAGACTCGCCCGCCGTCAAGTTCGTGGTCTTCGGTGATGGCGTGCTCGATGCGTCCTCGCCCATCAAGGCGGCTGAATTCTTCGACTCGCAAATCATGGCGGTCTTCGGCACGCAGGGCTTGAACCTGGGCCTCAGCGACACCGGGTCGCGCAATGTGGGCGAGGTTCACGATCAGGCGTTCTTGCGCTCCGTGCTCGACTTCCTTGACGCCATCGTGGACACCTTCGGGCGGCTGTTCGCGCAGGTGATGCGCTACAACTTCGGCGCGGGCTCGGAGGCGTACGCGCCGCAGCTCAGCTTCCGAGGGCTCGACGTGAGCACCCTCACGCAGATTTTGCCGATGCTCCCGCAGTTGCTCCAAGCCGATGCGACGCACCGCGCAGGCGGCGGCTCCGGCATCCTGTCGGATGACCTCATCACCTCGATGCAGGCGCATATCAGCGACCTGTTGGGCACACGCGGAGGGTCGTCGCTATGAGCACCACAGCCACGCTGCTTTCCGAGCCGCACAGCGAGCCAACCCCGGAAGGGCTCACGCCCGGCCGGTGGATTCGAATCGCGAGTGTTGGCCCGGTGTATGACCGGTTCAGCGGTAAGCAACTCGCGACGTTCACCGAGCCCGTCTTGCGCACGTTCGCTGAGTATGTGACGCGGCAGAGCCACGACGCGCCCGTGCTCATCGATATGGACCACGATGGCGTACCCCGTGGCGAGATTGTCGCAGCCCGATACGTTGACGACGAGCGCGGCCCGGGGCTGGAGGTCGCGCCCGCCTACAACGCTGCGGGCCTCGCTGAGATTGAGCGGCATGGCGGGGTGCTGTGGACATCGCCGATGTTCGCGAACGGCGGGTTTGACAAGTCGACCGGGGAGCGCGTCGCCGGCGCAGTTCTCGCAATGGTCTCACTCACAGCAAAGCCACGAAGCCCGGCGAGCGGCTTAGACCGCGTGCGCCTCGCAGAGATTACACCAGAGGCCGGCATCGAGCCGGAGGAAGCAGACGCCATGGAAGAGCGTATTGCGGAACTCGAAGCACAGCTCGAGGCCGCGCAGACCGAAAACGCCGTACTCAAGGCAGAGGCTGCGGCCTCGGGGCCTGATGAGGCAGAGATGGCGGAGGCCGCCGAGGCTGCCGCTGTTGAGTTGAGCGAGGTCACCAAGCTGGCCGAGACGCGCGGCGGCGAACTTGACGCGCTGCGCACCCGTCTCAGCGAGGTCGAAGCCCGCGCCGACGAGAGCGATTTCCACGCCGCCTACATCGCTCTGCAGGCCGCGGGTCACACCGCGCTCGCCGAGCCGACCGCGCGCAAGGCATGGGACGCCCGCAAGGCTGGCCATGACATCGCGTGGACCATGCTGAGCGAGGCCGCCGTGCCGACGCCCGGTGATGCGCCGCTCGGTGCCACCATCGGCCATGGTGCGACCAGCGAGCCGAAGACCATCGCCACGCAGCTTGCGGAGGCGACCGACAAGCGGGCGTTCCTCGCCGAACTGCAGACCAGCAACACCAGCGGCTTGCGCGCCATGACCGCGCCTGGGGGTAACTGATGGCCATTCCACAGCAGCCGGCTGACCAGTGCGTCAGCGTTGACTTCGAGGCGGCCAGCGCCATCACGGCGGGCCATCTCGTCAAGGTGACCGCTGCGGGCCTCGCGACCGTGAGCACCGTGGCTGGCGAAAAGTGCATGGGCATTGCTCAGAGCACGGTGGCCATCGGCGACATGGTTTCGGTCATCGTCTCCGGCGCATCCTGCTTCATCGCGGGCGCCGCGCTGACCTCCGGCACCAACTACAACCTGATGAGCGCCGGCAACGGTAAGAGCATCGCGTATGTGGCCGCCGCCGCCAACTTCATCTCGGGGTGCTTCATCCCCAACTCCAAGGACCCCGTTTTGGCGGACCTTGACATCGGCACCTGCGTGGCTCTGCCCGCCGTTGTCGGCCTGTAAGGGGGGCTGAAACATGGCCAAGAACCATCTGGTTACCGAGATCCTGCAAGGTCTCGCCGTAGACCTCGCGCCCGAGCAGGCCTTTCTGTTCAACGCGCAGAGCCGCCCCGCGAACAGTGGCCAGCCGCTGCTCCAGGGCATCGACATTCTGAACTATGGCGGCGAGGTCAACGTGAGCGTGCTCGGCCGCACCGCACGCATGGGCGCCGCGTCCAGCGACGGCCGCTATGCGCCCGGCGGCTCCCGCACCCCGGTGCAGTCTCAGGTGATGACCGACACCGAGGCAAAGACCGTCGACTACAAGTGGGCCGAGGTTGTCGACTTCGTTGACATTAAGCGTTCACAGTTGCCGATGGGCGAAGAGATCGCCGCGCTCGAGACCGTCACCCAGGTGATGTACGTTGAGCGTGAGGCGCGGCTCGCTGCTGCCATCTTCAACACCGGCAGCTTCACCAACGCGACCATTGCGGCGACCTTCACCAACAAGTGGAACACCGTAGCCGGTACCCCGCTGACCGACATGAAGGCCATCTCTGCGACCTTCCGCACGCAGACCAAGGGCATCCGCGCTGATACCGTGGTCACCTCGCAGGAGGTGGTCGACGCCATCGCGGTCAACCCCGAAGTGCGCGGCATGTACTTCGCCACGGCGGCGGGCGTCTCGGGTGGCAACAACGCCCCGATTCCAGACGAGGGCGTTCGGCAACTCATCGCCAGCACCTGCGGCGTTCCGGTTAACCGCGTCTACATCGGCGAGGCGTACCGCAACACGGCGAACCCCGGGCAGACCGAGGCGTCCAGCGTCATCTGGACCGACAGCTTCGGGCTGTACTGCCTGAACACCCCGATGAACGCACGCCGCTCCACCGGCTCGATCCGTACGCAGGCGGTCGCCTTGGCCGACTTCTACGACAGTGACGAGGACGTGGGCAGCTACGATGAGAAGGACCTGCACCGCGTGGTCTACGCCGACGAGAGCCGGGTCTACCAGCTTCTCGTTGGCAACTATGGGCTGTTCTACACGGACGCTCTGTAATGGCTGCCCGCCGCTACCTGTTCGAGCCGCCCGGCTTGCGCACCATGCTCCCGGCTGAGTTCGCCGGTGAGGCTGTCTATCACGGTGACGTGGTGAAGTTGACCGCCGAGCAGGCCGCGAAGGTGCGCGGGTGGTACGGCGAGACGGCGTGCATCGTGCTCAAGTCCGCACCCAAGGCGAAGGCCATCAGCGCCGACGTCTGACCATGGCTCTCCGGCGATGACCGGACGCACGGGAGGCCCAGCCCGTCGCGATTATCTTAGGAGGTCCG